ACGATAATGGGTAGAATCGGAATATGGAACGGCTCCCCGAAAACCAGTCCAAGTGCACCAGCCAAAAGCAGCCAACACACATAATCAACGAACTTGTTTAATGTGCGTTTTACGGCCCTGGAACGCTTTATTCGCTCCTTGCGCGCTACTGCCGCCTTGATGCCGAAAAGTAAGTCTGCGGCCAGCAAAATGGGCAATAACAAGAAAAAATATCTCAAAGAGTAAAACTGCTCCAATATCGGGGATAGTGTTACGGCCATAAAGCCACCTATCAGATTCCTGTCCTGCATGATGTTTAAGTTTTTACGCCTGTGGTTTCCTTTGGGCGTTGGTGTGTAAATACGTTTAAGATTCTGCGTCAGGAGTTTCAATCTCGCCCTCCTGCGGTTGTTTTTTAAGTTTGCCGATTATCCATTTTATGATTTTGTAGCCGAGGTAAATAGCGAAAGGAGTGGCTATGATAATGTCAAACCAGCCGAAAAATGAGATTAGCGGTGTCATTTGTTAAAGTTTTTTGCCTTTTCTTTGAAATAGGCGGTTTTGAAATTTGTTGAAATAACCTTGTCCTGCTTAACGGCTTTTATTACCTGCCCTTTTGTCTGTACGGGCTGGCTTTGTGCCAACGCTGCAATTTCATCCGCATATTGCAGGGCATCTTTGATAAAGGCGATGACAAATTCCACCCAGTCCTTGAAATTCGCCTGTTTGTCTTTCAGAATTTTTGCCTCCCCGAATGTGTCGGTCAGAAACTTCACAATCTTTGAGATTGAAGTAAACCACAATTTGATTTTTTCAAATACGTTCATAATATTAGAGCAGTAATACGACTGCCACGCTTTAAATTGTTTGATAAAATTAGTAATTATTTTCTGATATAAGAAATTTATTTGTATATTTGCGTTGTGAAACTTACATTGAAAATAAAACTTTTGCCTACCGATGAACAAGCTAACTTGCTTCTCGAAACGATGAAGGAAGCTAATACTGTTTGCAATGCCATTTCTGATGTGGCTTGGGAAAAACGTATCTTCAATAATTTTAAGTTGCACCACGAAATATACCACGCCTATAAAGCCACTTTTAAACTTAGTAGTCAAGTATTGGTAAGATGTATTGCAAAAGTTGCTGATGCTTATAAGTTGGATAAGAAAGTTAAAAGGCAATTTAAACCACTTGGTGGCATTGCTTATGACAGTAGGATAATGACCTATAAGCCGAATAACATTGTTTCTCTGTGGTGTATCGGTGGCAGGCAAAAAATTAATTTTGTTTGCCACAACCCTAATTACATTCCTTATATCAAAGGTGAAGCTGACTTGGTTTACAAGAAAGGTAAGTTTTACCTGTTTCAAACTGTTGATGTTCCCGAAGAGGATGTTGAGGATGTGGAAGAGTTTATCGGAGTGGATATGGGGCTGCTCGAAATCGCATCCCTTAGTAACGGTAAAAACTTTAGTTCTAAAAAACTTAACGATTATAGAGAAAAAAGACAAAAAGTAAGGAGTTCGCTTCAAAGCAAAGGTACGAAAGGCTCTAAAAAAGTCCTGAAACGATTGTCTGGCAAAGAACGAACTACGAGTACAATTATTAATCATACCATTAGTAAACAAATTGTTCAACTTGCTAAATCCGAAGGTAAAGGAATTGCCATTGAGGATTTGAAGGGTATTAGGTTTTCTGCCAGCAAGAAAGGTAAGAAATTTAGAACAAGAGTAGGTAAATGGAACTTCAACCAGCTTAGAAGTTTTCTTACTTACAAATGTTTGCTTAACGGTGTTAAGTTGGTAGTTGTACCACCTGCTTATACGAGTAAGACTTGCTCCAATTGCTTCCACATAGGAAATAGACAAGGCAAGAAGTTTACTTGTAACAACTGCAATTCTGTATTCGATTCTGACGAAAATGCGGCTAAGAATATAGCATTGTTGGGGATGAATGTAAACCATCCTGAAAAACCAAGTATGTTGTACTGTCAAGTGCATTCGTTCTTAGGTTTAAAGCCCATCCCATCGCTTTGCGTGGGTGGGTAGTTTACATCTTTGCATTTTCAATATCAACTTTCTTCACCCAATAATTCTTTCCATCCCTCTCAACCCTTTCGTAGTCATCTGTTGTGGAGCGACCATTCGCTATTTCATCGCAGATTTGTGTGTATGTGTACAGTCTCACCCTTTTGTCGTATGATATAATATCTGCCACATTAAGCTCCTTATATCTGAAATTATCCAGAACATTGTTTACCGCATCCTCAAGCCTCTGTTTCGTGAATTTGTTTTTATCAATCCTTTCGTAAAGTATATCAAAGAATTCTCCACCCATCTTCGGAAAAGCCCCCCTTAGCCTCTTTATAGCACTTGCTATATTATCAGGAGTTGCGTAGGTGTCTTGGTACAGGCTTAAACCCAATTCTCCGTTCAAATTCATCTGCACTTTGTTCTCCACTATCGTACTTCTCGTACTCAAGTCTGACTGCTGTTTCTGCAAGTCTTTTACCAAGTTCATCGTCTGTAATGTTTCTCCTATTGTTTTTGCTTCCATAATCAACTCTCCTTTTTGCCCAATTCAAAAATGTTAAATAGGCTGAATTATAACTTTTAAGTAAATCTTTTTTATTGTGCATGGCCATTAACACCTCTGCGGTAAGTTCTCCGCTATAAGCATCCCTAATTTTGAAATACTGCTCTTGCGTAAACGGCTCTTTTAGTTTTGCAACATTCGGGGCATGTTCTGAAATCCACTTTGTGAAATTAATAAAATCTATACTTTCTTCTTCTTTTATATTTTCTTCTTCTTTATCTATATTACTACTAATAGTTATATCTTTATTACTACTAATAACTGTATTATTATTACCTATACCTATACCTGTGGGGCTTGGCAGCCCCTTTGAAGCCCCTTGTAAGCCCCTTGTAAGCCCCTTTATCACTCCATCTAAACTTGCTGATATACAGGCTTCTATCAAATCAAAGTCAAATCTGTCCCTGTAATTCTCAAAACGCCTCAATATGCCTATGTGTGCCTTGTTGTTTTCTCGGAGTGGGAGATTTTTTTGATGCCTTAGGAAGTTTTTAATGAAAATGACATTGCCATCAAAACTCCATATAATTTTATCATCAAGCCCCTTCAAAGCCCCTTCAAAGGTGCTTTTGTTGATGCCCAAATCAAACATTATCCTCTTTTTGCACACCTCGTAAAAACCAGCGATGTCGCAGTTCTCATAAAGATATACCCAGAGCAATTTCTCCATAGGGGCAAGGTCTAAAAACCACGCATCACGCCATTTGTTTGTGTCCGTAAATCTGTAAGCCATTATTATTTGTTGTTGTTGTTATGCTTATTCCGTTTCTCAATGTTTAACAAAAATATATATTAACTTTTACATATGCAAATTTATTTGGAAATTTTTACAGGCATCCTGTACACGAAGTCTTTTGTAGGTTACAAATTTGCAAGTGCCAAGAATCGGTTGTTTTTCGTGGTCTAAAAAGTCCTTTGTGTACGGTATAAAGTGTACACATTCTCCGCATTTATGACCAGTCCCGGAATGTATGAATTCCCATTTTTTTCGTTTAGATTTTGCCATACAAATAATTGCTATATGTTTCTTCAAACCAATCCCACATCTTGTCGTCTGGGTAGAAAAGTGGAATTGTGGGGTCAAACTCAATTACAAAAGCCCTAATTCTTTCCATATAGGCACTAAAATCTTCCGTATTTAGCGTTTTTGTGGTCGGGGTGGGCTGGTAGTCCATTCCAAGCACGTTAGTTGATTCTGGGGCTAAAAAACGCCACTTAAAGAAATCGTGCAATTTGTCTGGGTCTTCACCCGTGCTTTCAGAAATAGAGTTGAGCCATAGGCGGTAGAGTCTATTTTGGGGTATAGTACGTTTTTTACGGAAAACATTCACGTGGATGTCAAATCGCCTTCCTTCTGGCAGCCCTTTGATATACTCAATTACCGCCTCCCTTTCCTTATGGCTCATTACTCTAAAATACATGGCTATGCGAATGGTAAATCATCTGGAAACAAAGGATCGTCATCATCGCTTTCATCAAACGGGGAAGCTTGCGTTGGCTTACTTACTGGCGGTCTTGTCTGTGTTTTTTCACGGGGCTGCTCATCATCCCTTTTACCAAGCATCTGCAACTTGTCGGCAATGATTTCTGTGGAGTATTTCTTTTCTCCATTTCCATCTTCCCAAGAACTTGTCCTTATCTTGCCCTCAATATAGAGCATTTTGCCCTTCCTCACATATTTTTCAACCACACCAGCAAGATTCCCGAATACCACTACTCTGTGCCATTCCGTAGCCTCAACAGTTTCCCCATTCTTGTCCCTATACCTTTCGGTTGTGGCAAGTGAGAATTTTGCAGCGGTTGTTTCTCCAAATTTTCTGATTTCGGGGTCTTTCCCGACATTTCCAATTAAAATTACCTTGTTTATCATAACTTTTGTGTTAAATTAGTTCTTTATTTTTACCTTAACATATCCCTTTACTGGGGACTTTTTTGTAACCTCACTATAAATTGTGGGGTGTAATGTTTTTAGTAGACCAGTATCAACCCTTGTGCTTTCCGTAGGTGCAATCTTCGTGATGGTCATAAGGTCGTTCTCAATTTTATCAATTCCATTTTTGCTCATTTCTTCGTACAGGGCATCCAATAACTTTTTCTTGCGTTTTTCCGCAAGTTCGGCATCCTGTTTTATAGAAGTAATGAATTGTTCAAGTTCGTAAATTTCCGCAATACGTGTGTCGCCTGTTGTGACTTTTGTTTGTGATGGTGTGAACTCTTCATCGTTCAGATATGCATTTAGCAATCGTTTGACCTCGTCAACAGGAATTCGTGGGACTTCAACAATGGAAAACGTCTCATCCTTTTTGTAATAGGCGCCATATAGTTTAGGCACTTTTAGTTTCGGATTTTGCAACTCAAACAAGTACGCATTTATTGACAACTGCCAAGATAGTGCGTTTGCGTAAAGCCTGTGTGTTGTCTTTATATCAACCAATGAACAATCGCCAAGAACAACGTCTATTGATGTCGCAAAATTCTCATTGTCGCTGACAAGATATTCTGATGCGATTGAATCAAGTCCAAGTTTTGCGTATTCCTTCTGGGCTTCCGTTTCACAAGTTCCGAAGTTTATATAGTCCGAAATCTCCTTGTGTATACGGCTACCCCTTTCAGATGCGCTGTCCATAACGGAATCGGGAATGGCAGAGTAATCTGGCGATATTCCGTACCTTTTCAGGACAATAGTGCATCCGCTTAATTCTTTTCCACTCTCAACGTCAATATACGTGTGAGTTATGTCTTCGTATAATATACGATTGTTTACCTGTAACTTCATAACTTTTTCTTTTCTTCAACTATTCTCTTACGAAGTACATCCATCGTGTCGTACTTGTTGTAATCTTTCCACATTTTGCGAAGATACTGCTCTTTTTCCTTTTTTAATGCGGCATTTTCATCATCGCTTCCTGTGTATTCTTTTGAAATAATGGCGGATGAATCAATTGCCGCAATAGCTTCAGTTATCATTTGCATAGCCTCATCCTCGTTAATGTCGTCTTGTTTTTTTGCCTTTTTTGAAGAAGTCTTCACATCTTCCTTGTCGTGGGTGTTGCTGAAATCGGCATCTTTTGTGTCGTCTATGCAAAATAGACCGTTTAGGGCATATTTTCTGGCATAGGAGGATGCTGCGCCAGTAATTTGGGACGCATCCATCCCCTTTTTTGTTTCTTCTTCACGGGCATAAGCGCAAACGGATACACTATCCCCATCTGGGTTTGTTAATGTGGCGGTTGCTTTTACATAGTATCGCTCACCAATAAGTTCCATACTATCCGACATGGTTAGATAGCACCCTGTAATCTTAAGCAGTGGCTTTACCGCTTCCAGAATGTCT